TAAATGATTTATAATTTAATTTTAACACATGTTCTTCCAACCACCTCTGCTGATCATTGACAGCAGCATTTTGGTTCATGACATTACCATTCTTATAAATTTCAAATCTTACTGGTTTCATTCCCCTTAAGACTTTCCAATCTGTAGCACCAATTGTAAATTCTAATTCTACGACACAATCTTTCTCATTAACTGTATTAATCAACTGAGATTTATTTACTTTTCTAAATGGTCTATTAAACAAAGAAAAAGTAAGGGCATCCAATATGGTGCTCTTACCTGCTCCATTATTTCCTATAATCAAATTAGTCTTTGCTTCGGTAAGATTTATTTCTGTAAATTTATTACCAGTGGAAAGAAAATTCTTCCATTTAATCTTCTTGAAAACTATCATTATCTCGTGGTGGAATTACCAAGTCATCTTCAGTTATAATTACATACTTATAATTATACACCATACAGGTCTGAATGGCAAGCTCATTTGGGATTTCCACAACAACCATAGGTGGATAATCCTCTGCTTCCAATAAACCTCCATATCTTTCAGCGTCATCTTTCTCTTCAAATAGGTACAGTGATCTCTCACCATCATCATCTGCGACAGCATATGCACCTTCTTGTTCGTGACCTTTAATTGTTAGAATATACATTATTCAAATTCACATGCTTCTCTGTAGACCTCCTTCATAATACCTTTTACAATACTTTTATCTAAGTCAAATTCAGAGTCGTCAATATATTTATTCAATAATGTCAATGTATTTTCACATTCTTCTTGGGTAAACTCTACATCCTCATCGTCTATTGAAAAGTTTTCAACGACTTTAAGATCAATACATCCTGTTTTGTTAATCTTATCAATATACTTATCAAATTCAAACTGACTTGACTTATTGCGAACAATAACTTTTACAATTTTATCTTTCAAATAACTTGCATCAAAAAGATCAACATCAGTATCATCATAATATACTTTCTCAAACATATTATAAGGATTCTGAATAAACTCTAATTTAAATGTTTCAGTATCAAAGATATGAAATCCTCTCGGATCATCTGCATCATTCCAATACATCTGATAAGGATTACCAAGATAAAATATCTTTCCATCATTTGATCTAGTATGATAATGACCAGAGAAAACTACATCAAAATGTTGAAAGTATGATGGATTCATTCCCATGTGAGCATTTGTCTGAACAACTCCAGGAAATAATGCAAAACCATTTAACTCTAAATGTCCAAATGCTACTTTTGATTTAGAATTTTTAATTGTTTTAAGTGACTCTTCATAATTATCTTGACATATCCAAGGCAATAAAAGAGTTTTAAATCCATCAATATCAACCTCAGTTGCAGATGAATAATGTTTTATATTTTTATATGAAGTAAGTAAAGCATCAATCGCATTGATATCATTTGTATTTTTAAAATATACATCATGATTTCCTACGATAGTATAGACCTGAGTATTATACTCTTCGAGTCTATCATATACAACTTCTTTTGCCCAGTCGAGTGCCCAGAAATCAACGTTTTTACGATTATCAAAAGAATCTCCAAGATGAATTACATTTTTAATTTTTCTTTCTTTGATGGTAGGAAAGAATACATTATCATAAAACTTTTTAAAGTAGTCGTGAAAAACCGTATTTGCTTTTCTTGCACCGAAGTGAGTATCGGTAATTAAAGCAATCTTCATGAATAAAGTTTAGTTTGTATATTTTCTTTAATAGAATTATAATCGGATGAGTTAGAAAGATCTCCATCACCAGTCATTACTTCTTCAAAACCAGATCTCTCTATAAGTTTACCTCTTATATCCATCTGTCTTTTTTCTTTTTGTATTCGACGAAGAAAAGCATAATGAATTATTTGAGTGAAATAAGCAAAAGGATTAGAAGATTTTTCTGGATTGAAATTTTTAATGTACTGAACACAGTTTTCAATACCATCAGAAATCATATCTTCCCGAAACATATAGTTTACAAAATTTGGTTTATAAGATAAATGATTTGCTATCTTAAGGAAACATTCTCCAATGTAACGAGGGATCACAGGTCTTGGTTCTCCTGCTTCTTCTGCTCTTTGACACTTAGCACGATAGTTAACTAATGCTTCAAGAAATTGTTTGTTATTAACATAGTGTTCTGACTTACGTTTTCCTCTGGCCATTTCATTAGTTTCCTCGTTTTACATGTCTCTATTATACCATTTTTTTAGGTACTTGACAAGGTGTGATTTTTGATGTATAATAACTCTGTAGGAGTTCAGAGATACTTTAGCTAGATTTATATAGCTTCTCTAAGAATACTCTAGCATCAGATACAGATGATAAGAATCCCATATTTTGGTTGATATCACTTTTACTACCAACTTTATCTTTTTCATTAATGTATCTATTATACACTTTAATTAAGTGTTTGTCATGAACTTCAGTCATCGTAATGACCTTATCCATGTTCATAACTACTGTGGGGTCGTCTGACATTTTTAACCACGGGTTAATTCTCACAGCAGATACACCGATATGGCGAATGGTTATATTTTCAAACATTACAGGACAGTCTAAAATCAATATTGTTTTATCTTCTTCTTCGCAGGGGCAGACCTTGGCAAATATCTCCTCTCCTGATACTAGTTTTAAAACTGCGTGAAATTCTTCTTTATCCATTGTTCCTTAAACTGATTTGTATAATTTCATAATTAAATTGTTCTTCGTTATAAATTTTAATTCTCTCTACCAAATGATTGAGAGTATAATTCTTACGAGATTTATAAGAGATGTCATCTGCAATATCATATAGAACTGCTTTTGATTTTTTATCTCCTTTCCTAAGAACCCGACCAATGGATTGTAAGTTTCTTATCCTCGACTTTGACGGGGATGCAAAGATGACGTTATGAAGGTTTTTAATGTTAATTCCAGTTGAGAAGGTCCCGTAAGAGGCAACAATGATTGCATTTGATTCACTTTCAGTGATCGTTCTGACCTCTTCTCGTTCCTCTGCTTCAACTCCACCGTGAACATAAAATACTTTTCGACCATCCTTTACAAAACTATTTATAGAATCGAATAGTATTTGACCGTGAGTGGCAACCCTACTAAAAAGAACTAAAGTGTTACCTCTTAGATCCACTGCTAAGTTTCTTATAAATCGATTTCTCTTTGGATGTCCTATGATATATTGCAACTCATCTTCATAGGTATCAAACTTTTGATCTTCATGTTTAAGTATTAAAACTCGAATCTGTAACTTAGAAAGATGCCCCTTATCAATCAGTTCTTTTGTTTGAGTGACTTTGTAAGATGGACCAAACAATCCCTCTAGTACCCATTTATGAGTCTGTGATCCGTCTAATGTTCCAGTGAACCCATAACGATACTTCGCATCATTCATCTTTGTCATAATGCTTACAAGAGATTTAGACTTGAATAAATGTGCTTCATCACCGATTGCAACTTCAAATCCATCAAAGAATGGTTTCTTGAGTTTATATATTGATTGCCATGTTGTAATAGTAACAGGATTCTCATTTGTCTTTTCTCTACCAGAATATATTCGATGGCAGAATTGACTTACATTCCAACCATAATCCTTGAAGTCCTTATACATTTGTTCAACCAAAGATGTAGTTGGAACAACTAGAAGAACCTTTTTATTCTTTTCTGCAAAGTATCTAACAACAGAATAGATCATCAATGATTTACCTGATGCAGTCGGTGATATTAATAACTTACGATTATATCTTAATGCATCATATACAGCATCTACTTGATAATCTCTTGGTTTATATCTTGAGATTTTTGTCATGTATTCACGGACTCCTTCACGAGAAATCATTTCATTCTCTTCAAAAGGAGAACCATAGAATTCATTATTTTCAAATTCTAAAGTATACTCTGCTTTTTTTGCCCATGATGCGATCTTATCTACAAGACCAACATATACCTCACCAGTGGCAGGAGAGAATAATCTTATCTTACCATCCCAATACTTATTGCGGTATTGTGGCATGAACTTCGCACCTGGAACATCAAATGTAAAAAGATCTGATAGTTCTTGACAAATTGCTGGTTCTGCTTTTACGGTAACATATACTTCATTTTTCTTTTTGATAATAATATCAGTCATATCCTCTGATAAATTTCTGCCATTCAATTGCATTTTTAATCTGGTAGGTACGATTGTTTATCGTCTTCAAGATACTATCCAAGAAACTAATCATTACTTGGTAGTATTCAATCTTAGAAGAAATTTTGATTAAGTCAGGATCAGCATCCATATACTTATCTATATCCTGTCTCAGGACTT